TATAATATTACGCTCACAAGTACGGCCTAAGTCCTTAAACGCTCCGTCGGTTGGCAAGTTGTATTGCACAAGTGAAAGCTTACCATCACCACCTGAGATGTTCACAGGTGTACTTGGCCCAAAGGCAGACTCTCCTTTTAACTGCTCACGGATACGATCACGAATCTCTTTGGCCGTATCGTCATCTGGTGTAAATGGCATCTCTACGTTAAGGATACCGCTTAGATGGATAGAGTTCTGTAAATGCGTGTAATTGAATCGAGGCAATAGATTCTCAAGTATTGCATCGTAATATGCACCTGTCCAATTGGCTCGGCCATAGACCTGCATTGCAGGCTCATAATCGCCTACACGATGTACACAAACCTTCTTAAATACTCGGTCTTGCTCATCGTAAAAATCCTCATAGCCATACCCTGATAAAGGTAGTCTATAAGGTCGGTACTCATTGCGTGAGTAATGTGCCCAATTCTTAGAAACCCATACACCTGTTGGCTCAAGGTATTCATCGACATCGGATGCAAAACGTACTTGCGAAGCATCTAAGTGCATTGCAAAGCTACGCTCTTTGATTGGTGTGTTACCTGCGTACTCGATGTATCGGACTTCTTTAATAAAGCCCTCACCGTGCAATTGTACGTCTAAAGCAACACGGTAGATAAGTTGTCTTAGGTCGTAGTGAGTCTTTGGACTCGTAAACTTATCAATCTTCTTTTGAAGGCTCTCGTTCTCCGTCTTGAGATCCGATGCCACCAGGTTGCTCTTCTGCGTTAGGACTGCTCTCAGCGTTTTGCTGTTCTGGTACGCTTCCGCTATCCTCTGAGGAAACAGACCTGCGTTTCCGTCCTCTCCCCACTTTATCCACTTTGTTCCCCTGTAACCCACTATCTCCGATCCCATTGTCGGCTTTTCGTGACTTTCGTCCAGAAGATTTAGAATCTGAAACGCATTCAAAGAATTGAGGGTATTGTTCGCAGGTTTTTTCATTGTAAGGGTTAGAGCCGTCTAAGGGAAAAACAAAGGTACGTCCGCCTCGCAATGAGACGGACTTTCCCTTGTATTTATCTTTTACCAAGTACATTAAGCACCTGTTAATAGATAGTCAATGATGTCACTCTGAACAGTCTCAGAGTTAGCTTCAGTTAAAACAAATGGTGGTTGCTCTTGCATTCCCATTATGTTTAATTCAAAGCTGTTTGCATCAGTACGTACAGAACCTGAACCACCGTTAAGTGAGTTAAATTCTAATACGCCTATCTCAGCTTGGTCAGCACCTAATACACGAAGTAAGGTGTTAGTTCCAAACTCTTGGATAACTGCCACCAATTCACAAGTATCACGCAATTGTTCCAATGCGTAAAGCTGTGCAGATGTTGGTGCAGGTACGTTCATAAAGATGTTGATCGTAGTAACATCAACTCCGTTGTCCTGACGCTCTGTATTAGACTCATAGCGTGCCTCTCCTTTCTTAAAGGTAAACTCCTCAAAGTAAGTTGTTGCACCGCCATCAAATGTTACGTCAGTAACAGCGTGGTTAGATGCAGATACGTCAAACGTGAGTGAACTGATCTCAGATGCGTCACAAAGCAACAGGCGTTTAATACCACCTGCTGTTCTGTTACACTTGTCTACGGTTAAACTTGATAATGCCATTTCTATGCTATTTTTTAGGTTTACAAATTAGCTTAGAAGAGTGATGTTCTTACCATCAGAGATAGCAACATCAAAGGCAAAGTCTAAGCGATAACGGATAGTGCGACTTGCAGAAGTAGTTGATTGGTCAACAATCAATACTTGGTTAAGGTCGCTGATAAGTGGAGTTGCAAAGTGCAATCCTGCGATACGAGAGCAAACGATAACATTGTTACGGCACTCAGGCACTTCAAGTACTCGGTATCCTAAGAAAGACAACTCATAGTCTTGAGAGTAAACGTTAGGAGAGTATGCAGCCTCTGCTTGCTTTAATTTGTAAGCAGCAGCAACTCGTGAAGGCACGTAAAAAACCGTGTCAGGAGCAAGACGGATTGAGTCGCTCATATTTCGGTAAACTTCTTCAAATGCAGCAACAACATTGTTCTTGTTGATACAAGTTAACGTACCTGCTGACCAAGTACCTAACGCTTGGCTATCAAGGTTGATAGTGATGTCGTTAGTAGAGATAGATGTAATGCTGAAAGTCTTGCCGTCTTGAGTATCCCAAGTACCACCTGCAAGTCCTTCAAAAGTTACTTTGTCTCCAACAGCATAGTCAGATGCATCTCCAACAGAGATAACAGCAGATGCAGCCTCAGTAGCAGCAGTGATAGTCTGCTTGTAAGTACCTCCAACAGCAATGTCAACAACTGAAGAATCAGCAAGCATTGTGTCGATTAAACCTGTTACAGAGTTTGAACCACCTTGAGAAATTCCTTGAGAAGAACCAAACTGAGAAACCGCTAAAGCAGAACCAGACCAGATGCTTGCTCCGACAAAAAGGCTTGCCTTTGAACTGAAATGTTGGTTCAGGGCATCTTCTAAAGAAGCAGGTGCAACGTAGTCTCCTGCAGCACCTCGTGGTTGCTGTGATGCTAACCAAAAGTTGTCAAGATTCTTGTAGTCAATCTCTGCGTTAATCATATACTTACCTAACTCAAACTTGATTTCAGAAAGGTCAGCAGTTGAAGATGAAGAGAATGTTCCGTTAGCATCCTCGATTGCAACATCAGAGTCAGCAAATACAACGGTGTACTTGTCATCTACATTTGTGTGCAAGGTAACGTATCCTTGCTCGATTGTTCTTGCTCCTAATACTGAGGCAGCAAGAGTAACATCGCTAAAGTATCCAGCGTATGTTGAACTGTTTAAAGTAATATTAGCCATTTTGTTTTATTTTTTATTTAGGGCGTTTTGAATTGCAAGCTCTTTCCAATCTACTTTGCTTGCTTTATTGTCTGGAGTGTGTACTTTCATAGCAGCACGCTCTTCTTTGATTTCTTCCATTTGAGCCTTGAGTTCAGTAACAGCAGCCAATAAGGTCTCAACCTCTGACTTGATTTCTGTTTCTGCTTCCGCTTCAACTTCAGCCTCAACTGATGCTTTTGCTTCTTCCTCTTCCTCTTCGTACATAGCCTCTTCTTCTTCCTCCTCCATTGCTTCTGGCTCTTCCTCTTCAGCAACACGCTCTTCCAATACGCCTAAAGCGATCAACATAGCGTGTCCTTCCATAGGGATTACCGCAACCTCAGGAGAAGCCATATACTTCTCTTCGCCTTCACCAAGTTTAACGCATACCTCTTCAACTCCTTCTACATTGTCGGCAAGTGCCTTAATGAGTTCAAGTTTAGCAGATACATCTAAACCAAGTGCAAGGTCTTTGATTTCGTTGGACGTTAACGCCTCAACTATTTGACTTTTAGTCTTAAACATTGCTGTGATTTTTGTGATTAAAGATGAATGTAAACCGCCAACTTGTTCCTCGCTGTAATCTACTTTATCGGCAAAGCCTAACTCAACTGCCTCCTCTGGTGTTAACCAGGTCTCAGCATCAAGCATTTCAATTAAGGAGTCCTCAGGTTGACCTGTTTTAGTTTTATATCGCTGAACCATAATGTCTCGGACTTTGTCGAGTACGTCAGCAGATTGTCGTAAGTCTTTAGATTCGCCTGCGGCAACGGTGTGTGGATTGTGAACCATCATCATCGAGGCAGGTCGCATAACAACAACATCGGCAGCCATTGCAAAAAGACTTGCAGCACTTGCCGCTAATCCTTCCACAATTGCCGTTGTTGGGCCTTCGTGCATTTTGATTGCATTGTAAAGTGCAAAGCCTTCGAACACATCGCCACCAACTGAGTTGATCTTAATGGTCAAAGGTACACCTGTTTTATTTTCGATTGCATCAGCAATCTGTCTTGCGGAAACGTCCCATTGTCCAACCTCTCCGGAAAGGACCACCTCAACACCTTCCGCTTTGTTCGTGATCTTGGTAAGTGATGAATCGCTTACTTTTGCCTTTACGGTATTGATTACTTCTTTCATACGCTTTTCGCCTAATGTGCCAACACACGCCCATTTAATTTGAGCAACAACTCCTGCAATGTTGGAAAGGTTAGGACTTGTATCGTCCTTAAACTGCTTGCCGTCCTCAAAGTGACGTGCACACCACGCTTCCCTTTCCGATACCCATTGCAATGTTCCCTCTGTCCTCTCGCCTTCTCTGTACTTAGTAAAGTACTCAAAAGCCTCATTCCCTCTAATGTTGCCTCCTGCTTTCCAAATGTCCGGATAGTTATCCTTTAGGTCTTTGGCATAAGCAAAGTCAAACCTGTCGTAATCGCTTTGCGTTAAGGCAGGCTTGTCAGGGTTTATTGGCATTCTGCAACGATACGCAAAATGATTGTTCTTTTTGCCACTAATTTATGGCTCTCCTTATCCAAGTAACAGACCGTCCAAACTTGTCG